GGGGAGGACCTGAATCCAATGTATCTAATACAGGATGTGATTCTTTGGTGTCACCATCTGACTTAGGGAGAAAATCATCATTTTGATTGTCAGATGGTGACTCGCTATACCAATCAGGTATAACAAATTCTGCTGGTCGGTCTTTCATACCGACAAATTCAAAATGTGGTATTGAGGTAGAGCCTTTACCGATTGAAATACTTTCTGAACCTGTATATTTGACTACAGGTAATTTACCTTCATTTTCAGGCTTTTGTGTTTCTGCGTAGAAACTTGCACCCATTTCTTGAAAACCTTTATATTCACCGAATGAATGTCTTTGCCATAAAGAAACAGGATGTTCAATATTATTAGAACCTTCTACATATTTAGGCAACACCCAAACCGAAAAGGCTTTTTTATATTCTTCGTCAGGTCTTGCTACATTATCAAATAAATCTTTACCCCAAATGTAGCTAAATCCTTCGCCTGATGTATATTTACCCCAACCCATTAACATAGTTGCTGGATCAATCATAAAATAGTTTGCATCTATTCTTTCTTTGCCACGATACCAACACTTTTCTTGAAAGTGATGTTTTAAATATGGCGTATCTTCTGAATCAAAAACAAATGGATTATCTGTCATGTCGTAATATCTCCTTTAATTAATTTTAAATAACAATGTTTTAAAAACTCAATGTTCAGTTCAACAAAAGGATCTAGGTCTAACGCTTCTTCTTCCTTAACAGATTTCTCTGTTAGATAACGAAGCCAAATGTTAGTACAGAAATCCTGAAAATGAACATCATCTTCTAAACGATAGTGTCCATTTGTTAGTTGTTCTGTCATTGAGTTTTCTCCATGAGTTGCAAGAGTAATTGAAAGTGTATTATCTTGTCAAACAATAATTGTAAAAAAAAGTTGCAATAGTTTTAATAATAGTTTTAAAATGCAAACTAAAATAGGAGAAAAGAATGAAAGCACTAATAGTTAAATGGCAAGACACCAACAAATATGTCTTACACGTTAAGTCTAATAATCAGGAATGGTTAGACAGAAAGAAAGCAGAACATGAACATTTGCATCCTAAGATTGTATCTTGGGATGAATGGGAACTGATACAGGCTTGTCAATGATTTATAAAATACAAGACAACTGCATTGAAGGTTATGAAGGTAATGTATTGGTATCTTTGCTGTACATTACCGATCCTGTGGCAAGAGCAAAATATATTTTACAATTACACAATTCAGGAGAATTAGATGCGAGAACCTAAAGACATCATAATAATTATTATGACCATTATAATCGTTGCCTTTGTTTATAACTTAGAAATAGTGTTGGTATGAGTCACCCTGTTAATGACGAAATACTTGACCGCCTAAGAGAAGAAGGTGAAGCATTGGGATATACAGGAGAAGTATTAGAAAAATGGATTTGGATGAAGTTTCATCAATTAGAAGAGAAATGAACACTTTAGAATTATTTGCTGGTTCAAGAAGTTTTAGTAAAGTTGCTGAAAAATTTGGACATGAAACTTTTACTACTGATTGTGAGCCATTTGAAAAAATAGATGTAGTTTGTGATATTTTTGATTTTGACATTGATAAAATGCTTTTTGAAGAATATGGAATACCTGACATCATTTGGGCGAGTCCACCTTGTACATTCTTCTCTGTAGGATCAATTGGCAAACATTGGCACAAAGACCATACCCCAAAAACAGGAGAAGCATTATATGGCATGGAGATAGTAGAAAAGACAAATGAGATTATAGATATTATAAAACCTAAATATTATTTTATTGAAAATCCACGTGGCAAATTAAGAAAGCTACCAATCATTGAACAACACCCTTATCAAAAAACTGTTACTTATTGTTCTTATGGTGATAACAGAATGAAACCAACTGATATTTGGACTAACTTTGATTTTGAAACTAGACCAATGTGCCACAATGGCAATCGAGATTGTCACCATGAACCAGCACCACGTGGCTCACAAACAGGCACACAAGGATTGAAAAACAGCTATTTAAAATCACAAATACCTTCAGCATTGTTTGAAGATATTTTTATGGAGATAGAGAACAATGAAAGAAGATCATAAAATGCAAAACTCATGGGAAGCCATGAGCAAGGCAAGGACAGCAAAATATCAAGCGTATAAAAAAACTGTCATGCCAATAATCAAGGAGATACAAGCATCAGGTGTTAAATCTTTACAAGGTATTGCTGATGCTTTATCGGATAGAGAAATCAAAACTAGGTATGGCAAAGATATTTGGCATCCCTCACAAGTTAAAAATTTATTGGAACGATGATTCCTTTTCCAAATAAAAAATACAATATTATTTATGCTGACCCAGCTTGGTCTTACAAAGATAAGGCAAGTGCTGGACAGCGTGGTGCAAGTTTCAAATATCCAACACAATCACAAGATTGGATTTGTAATTTACCTGTTGCTGATATTTCTGCCGATGATTGTGTTTTGTTTTTATGGATCACTATGCCTAAATTAAATGAAGTTATGGAAGTTATTGATGCTTGGAATTTTCAATACAAAACTTGTGCTTTTACTTGGATAAAAAAAAATAAGATAAAACCTACTTGGTTTATGGGCATGGGAAGGTGGACAAGGGCAAATGCAGAATTATGTTTGTTAGCCACAAAAGGAAAACCACAAAGAATAAATGCTGGTGTGCATAGCGTTGTAGATACACCGATTGAAAGACATTCAAAGAAGCCTGACTGTGTAAGAGATAGGATTGTTGAATTGTGTGGTGATTTACCAAGAATAGAATTATTTGCAAGAGAAAAAACCGAAGGTTGGGATGTTTGGGGAAATGAAGTCTAAAAAGAAATTAAAATTACTACTTAACAATTCACACGACAGCATTTATATCGACTTTGATGATTTTAGATGTGTCTTTAAAGAACATGGCATCACTTGTGTTTATTTAGTAGGCAGAGAAAAACCGATTGAATGTCGTGATTCTGTAGATGAAATATCAGATCAAGTTTATAAACATTATGAGTAAAGTAAAAAGAACTTTTAGTTCTGCGGTAAGGCAGCCATATCAGGATGCTATAGGTATAATATTGAAGGTCATTGATTATCATAATGAACAGGCTAGGAAGGATTTTGGCAATCATCAATTCCATAGCAAACAAGCTACTGTTTTAAAATTATGGATGATTGACATGAAAGAATTTATAACCAAGCATGAAGAAAAAGAATCCCTATCAATACAAGACACCGAAGAAGAAACAAGGAGAGAAGAAGTTTTATCAAGCATTGATGAAAATGTACAAACAAAATAAACAAGGAGAAGAAGATGAAAACACAAAAGATTGACCATACTGCTGAAGCTGTTGGAAAACTTACACCTGATTATGAAATCAGTTGTAGCTTACTTGAGCCATTGATTACAGGACAGAATCCATATCAAACTAGAAATCAAGTATTAGAGAATTGTCATAAAGCCTTGAAAGGTGAAGATATCAGAATACCAACTAATAATTATATGGAAGTAGGTAACGTCTTAGAAAAGCCTGTAGCTGAGTTGGCATCTAAAAGGATTGGCTTATTAGATATACAGTTGGTAGTAGAAGAAGCTGTCAGACATAGCAAGGTCACGCTAAATGGCTCAATAGACTGTATTGGTGTAGCTGATAATCTATTCATTACCAAAGATGTAGAAAAAGGTTTTTATTGTCCTGAACTTGAAGATGGCGAAGGCATTAAGCTGAATGGTAAAGGTATCGTTGAAATCAAAGTTACCAATGCACCATTAAGCGAAAGCCTACCGCCCTATCGTGGTGTTATACAGGTCAAAGGTTTGATGGCAATAACCGAATTTATGTGGAGTGTCGTTTGTGTTTTAAATGGTTCTGATTTAAGAATGTATTTCTATCAACGTGATGAACAATGGGAGAAAGATGTGCTTGAACCTACTGTCATAGACTTTAACAATAGGATTGCTCATTGTGATTGGTATGACCCTTTTGATACAAAGGAAGCTGGTTATATCACACCGCAAGACAATGGTGAATCTACCGAACTAACAAAGCAAGACCAAGTACAGATAGATAATATTGTGGCTTGGGAAGCACAGATAAAGAATCTAAAGGACAATATCGAAGAAGCTAAGAAAAGCATTATGATGTCTATGAAAGACGCTAAGGAAGGCTATTCTGAAAGCCATAAAGTCGTGTGGCAGACAATTAATTACAAAGCACAACCTGAGAAGGTAGTACCAGCAAAAGAAGCCTATACTTCAAGAAGATTTAGTATCAAAGAATTACCAAAAAAAGATTAGATAATAGTTGTAATAGTTGTAAAAATCATTAATATAATAGTTGTAATTATCAATAAAGGAGAAAATTATGACTAATCACAGACCTAATTACTACATAAGCACAGGTGCATTAAATAGGATGTACACCTTGTGGTTTAAAGGTATTAAAAGAGATGGTTTTATTACTAATCTATCTACTGATCCTGAAGAAGCAGTACAAAAAGCAAAAGATATTATTTCTAAAGAACACCCTGATTGGTGTGCTAAAACAATTGCAGAAGAATTAGATTTTGGTATTACAGAATATACTCTTGACGAAATAATTCATAGAAATCAAGAGCAAATAATTGCTGATGCCGAAGCTAAAAAACAAGCAAACATTCAGAAATGGATTGAGCGTTCTTTGATAATGCTTGGAGAAGGTATTTACAATCCATTTCGTAAATACACAGATAAGTTTGGCGTTCCTCAATACTACGAACTCAAAGATTTAAGCCAAAGCGATATTAATTATTGGTGCAACTTACAAGAGTTCAAAAGTCCTGTTCACGAAGCTATGTCAGAATACTGTAAAAAATTAGGCTATGTAGAAATCATCAAGAACGCAAACAAGCATTTTGGTAATGTAGGTGATAAAAAAGTAAGAGTCAGAGTACAATTTGTTTCAATGAGTTCATCTATGTCACCATTTGGTTATAAAGTCATGCAAGATAAATTCAAGTTTCATACTGAAGATGGTGCAAGAATTTATTGGTCTACTACAAGCTGGACAGCAGCTTCAAAAGTGCTATGTGTTTATGACGAAAATAATGACTATGTAAGAGACCTTAGAGAAGGTGAGTGGATTACTATAGAAGGAACTGTAAAAAAACACATTAATTTTCAACCAACTGAATATCTTGATTCAGATACAGGCAAAACTATAGAGCAAAAATCAGACAAGATTTACAAAAGCACAGTAATGATACGAGTCAAAAAAGTATCAGATTGATCTCAATTCTCCCCTATAACGAGTCGGTAGTTTCTATCGGCTCGTTTCTTTACTTGTACCGCATAAGTAGAATCCAATAGTTCTTCACCAGCTAGTTCAAAATCTCTTTCTTCCATAGCTTCAAGCATTTTAGTAAATCTACACAATCTTTTGATTCCTAGATTAAAACACATATCTGCTAAGACCAATCTGACGTTGTAAGGCATAGATTGCCAAAAAGGTATGTTTCTATCAAGATCATTAAAGACACCATCCATGTCATTTGATAATAACAACTCTGCTTCTTGGATAGTTATGCCATTGTCAGTTAGATTACGACCAACGCCAATGGTGGTTTTATCGCTAGTACATTGATAAGGTTTAAGTTCCATGCCTTCATTCTTGATAAGCATTTCTTTTAAATCATCAATCAGTTCTTTGGTAACACCTGTTTCCATTATGGCTTGTACGAATCTTTGACGTTTTCTTCTCGCATATTGTTTCTCGCAACACCTCTATATTTTTCAAAACTTCTCATGCCTGATAATCCTAATAAAGATAATGTTAAAGTCATAAGACCTTCAGTATCAATATCAGGTGGCACAATATCAATGGTAAATGTCCATACCACCCAATTAAGTATTGGTGCTAAAAAATATGCCCATGCTAATCCCAATGCACATATCCACATGATTGCTGGTCTAGCACCTGCGACAAAGATAGAACCATGTTTTGCTTGTGCAAGATTTATTTCATTTTGTGATTTTTGCAAGTCTATCATTTGCGATTTGATACTTGCTTCTAATTCCATACGCTTAGTTTTATCAGGTATAGCTTTACCGATTAAATCGCTTATTGGTTTAAAAAATTTATCAATCATCTTCTTTGCCCTCTAATATGTTTTTTAGTTTTTGTCGCTTTTCATAAGCAGAATCTC